ACCTGCATTAATAGCATCATAAAAAGTAATAGAACCTGTTATAGCTATTACTTGACTTGTGTAAGTACCTGAGTAGCTTATGTCTATAAAGTCTCTTGCTAGTTCGCTTATCTCAAATAAAACACCATCAGAACTATCTGTGTCTTTTACCATTGTGTATCTAAGTACACCTCCTACTGAAAGTTCTAGCTTTGCTGATAGAGCAGTTGCTTCTGTTTCATAAATGTAATAGGGACTTCTTAATAATATGTTTGCCATCTTTCTATGTTGTAAAATCTAATAAATTATCTATGTCTAGTGCGAATCTTTCTACTAGTTCTTGTGGTAAATTATCAAAGGCTTTCTCAAAAGGTTTGGTAAAAAACAAAGAAGGCTTAATACCTTTCTCATAAATACTCTTTTGTAAAATAAATCCTATTGTTCTATAGTTGCCTTTCTTATATTTTCCTTTCTCGTCTCTTAGTCTTATGTTCCTAGCCTTTGCCCATTCCATTAATGGTTGCATTGGAGGCTTCTTGTTCGTGTATTCATAAGGAGAGTTCCTAGCTTCTATATAGCTGCTCTTTTTACCGTGTACTCCTTTATCTAAAAACTCCCCATAAGGTAGCATATAGAACTCTAAGCTAAATGAATTAGCGCCTGCTTTAGCGGGAACAAAACCTAGACTACCATACAAATCGCTAGATAAATTATGAGTGCCGTATTTTCCTCCTTTAGTAAGATTAGTTCTCGCTTGTTGGATTACATACTTAGCAAACTTATTAAGAGCATCTTGAGTTTGTTTTAGTTTCATTAACACACATTTATATCATTTTCAATCATAACATCAAAGGTAGTTGCCCAACCTGCTAAGTTATTTTCAAACCTATCTCTAAAAGGCTCTAGGCTTACATCTCCTACTACTTGATATTTATCTCTGTATAAGTTTCCTATTCTTAGTTTCTGAACCAGTCTATTAGCTACTGACAGTTGTGTGTTAAGAATATCTTGCTCGTTGTTGTTTCCTACAAATGGGTCTACCACAGCATCCTTAGAAAAGTCCACTATATCCATACACAATACAGATATGTTAAAGACTAATGTGTTCTCTTGTGATGTTACATTGTTTACTATCAGGTGTGATAAAGGAAAGATAGTATTCTTATTTAAGTCTACCTCTGTTAAATCTCCATAAGTAACTGTCTCTACGTTTTGGTCGTTTAGTAATTCGTACTTAATCTTCTCTGTTAGTAAATAGAATCCTCTTATTGCTGTGTTCATTTCATTTTGCTTTTTAGTCTGTTTGCTTCTATCTCTGCTTTCTCTTTCTCAAATGATAGCATCATAAAACACTTATGTATATTTAATTGAGTGATATCCTCAAGTCGTCTAATATCCCCTTGAGCGAGTGCGTAAACTGATTGATACCAACCCCACTTGATTCCGAATTGAGATACTGCACTAAATTGCTCTCCTCCTGTTCCTCCAAATAATTCATCATAGCTTGAGATAAGTCTATCCCTAAATGGTAAAAAAAAATAATGGAACTTATTGCAGCTTCTAAAGGCATATCCTTCATTATCTCTCCATCTCCTGCTTGATAGTCCACTATAGAGTATTTGTCTCCGTATTTCTTATCTATAGGTCTGTAGAGTACAGCCATTGCTCTGTGCATATTCTCCCAGTCTCCTAAGAAAGTATCTAAGTCTATGTATTCTCCTAAGCTGATGTCATCTAGTTTTGGTATAAAGCCATACTCTACACCTTTCATTTTGAACTTAGTTACTAGCTTAGGCTTCTCTTCAAACATATTTACTAGTATGTTGCAGATATTATCTACATCAGAGTACTTCATTTTAAGAGTGTCTGTTAGCTTTACTCCACAGAATATCTCTATCATCTTAGAAGCTAGAAACTTCTCATCTTGGTTCTTATTTTGTATATTAAGATACCTTTGGTATTGGTCTAATGTAACCTCAGATAATGAATCAGGAATTATAATCTCTACTTTCATATTCTTATGCTTATATATATAACGTATTTTTTAAGGCATTTTTAAATAAAAAAAGCACCCATCTCTGAGTGCCTCTTTCTTACTAACCAAACTTACTAATTAATCAAATACTGCTGCTAGTGATAGCAAGCATACAGTTCCTATTCCAAATACCAATATAAATGATATAAGGTAGATAATATTCTCAGGGTCTTTTTTAAGCCAATTTCTCATAATGGTATATTTTAGATTCTATTTCGTTTATAACATATTTTGATAATAAGTCTGTGATGTCTGTTTTATTGCCATCTACTGATGTGTGCAGTATTTCTACTTGGTCTCCTACTGGTGCAAAGGAATAGTTCCCATCGCTACCCTCATCAAATTCATACTTTACCTCTAAGGTAACTCCATCTATTGTAATCTCTAGTTCACTCATTGTCTGTCTGTATTATAGGGGGCGGTTAAACCCCCTGTTGTTTTATTGTTTTCTTAAAAGTTCAGCTGCTACTTGTATCTGCTCTATCGCAATTCCTAACCTTACCCATATTGCAGTCTCTTCGTCTGTGCTAGGCTTATTGGTTAGCCATACTCTAGCAATCTCACCCCTTGCATCTAGCAATTCCTGAGCCACGTCTTTAGTGTTTAATTTTACTTCTTTTCGTTCTCCTTTTACTGTTCTGTAAGTTTTCATAATCTGTCTGTTTAAATTAATAATACCCAAATATACAAAATCCTTTTTGACTTATGCAAATTATTTAATAACTTTTTTTAATTATTTTTTATCTAATAGCATATTTACCATAGTTTGGCTTACTTAATACATTATACGTTGCATATCTAAATGCGTCTATTAGGTGGTTGTTTTTGTCTATTGGTATGTTGGTTAGCTTCCCAGTCTTATCTTCTACCCACTTATAGTTTCTCATCTCTTGGATAAAATGGTCTCCTTCTATTTTTAGCTTGTATCTCTTTAGTACATCAATTCCTGCTTGGATAGAGTCCCTACCTTTTAGTGTAGGTCTTACAGGGTTACCCATTCTCCTGAGTTCATCTATTAATCTAGGCTCTGCACTATCACAATATATCACTCCATTGATATTAGACTCTCTAAGGAACTTATTTATATCTTGGGTAGTCATATGGGTTCTGTAGAGTAATTCTTTAGCATAGAGCGTATCTTGGTCTCTATAGACCTCAACTAGTGTTGTTGGGTCATTAGTATATCCAAAGTCCATTCCATAAGATAAGAACTGAGCAGAGTCAGGTATCTTGCTTTCAGAGAAGTTAAATATAGTAGCTTTAGATATTCCCTTTTGTCCTAGACCATATATCTGCCAGTAGTTTTCATCTGTTTCTTTTAGCCTCTCAATCTCTGTTTTAATCTTAGGGTCTAAGAATGGATTGTCTTTGTAGGTAGTAATGTAAAAATCACAGTCCTTTCTAGTTAGGATGTCATCATATATAAAATGATACTCGTCTGATGGGTTGTAGTCAAGTATGACTTGTTCCTCTGTTCTAAAGATAAGCTGATTCCAATCCTCTTTTATTATCTCATTAGCCTCATTAATATAAAGTAATTGTCTTTTACGACCTCTAACCTTTTGAGGTATGTCTAAGCTAATAAACTCTACTAGGTTATTCTTTAGGTTGTATTCAGAGTTAGACTTATTGTGGTCAGCTTCTGAATAGATGTTATGTGTTTTAAGGATGTCTAGGAAATCTCTCATTACTGTAGCCCTAAGAGAAGGGAATGTCTTTCTACATATTGTTATTGTCTTTCCCTCGTTTCTTGCACAATAGTCAAATATAATCCACAAAAGGATGTTATAAGTCTTACCTGACCTAGTACCACCCTGATGTGCTATAATCTTATGCTCGTTGTTTACTAAACTCCTATAAACCTTATTGGTCTTTATTTTCATCTATAATCTCAATTTCTATTTTAGTAGGGAATCCTCCATCTATCTGATGCTCTTGTCTCTCTACATAGCCTCTGTTCTTACCTTTGGTTTTTAAATAGAATAGTATCTCATTTGTCTTGTTTGCATCTATGTTCTCAAATAGCTTACCTTCTACATAATCTATCCTAGCCTCATCTATCTCTACTATCCTTTGTGCAAACTCCTCATCATTCTTTTTCCATTCATAGAAAGTGTATCTTGATATGTTAGCAGATTCACAAGCCTCTGATATTGTTCTAGATACTTTATATGATTTTATGAATACCTCTTTATCTTTCATTTTGTTAGTTTTGTTAGGTTTTATTATATAACGAATTGTTAATTAAACCTCCTCTATTTGCTTATCTCTTTGATACATTATTGTAACTATCTTATTTAGCCTCTTGATGTTATTGGGACTTAGGTAGTTTAGGTTTTGTCTTATCATAGACTTTTGGTGTCTAATATCTTTGTCTAGGTATTTAAATGCTGCTAACCAATTATCTATATCCTCATTGTATCTCCTATAAGTCTCAAAGTTCTTTAGAGCGTGTAAGGCAGTAGCGTGGTCATAAGGCTTTCCATTTAATTTATAGAATCTTGATAACTCCGCTAGAGTAAAGTTTAGATTATTGTATAACAAAAATGTTAGAGTTGCTCTTACATCTATGTACGCTCTTTGTCTTGTGTGTCTAAATGGACTTAGTCCTGATAGTTCTTCTAGTTCTCTAGCTATCTCTAGTGCATCTGTTATTTTCTTCATATCGCCTCTTGGTTTATAATATTCCCTCTAAATAATATCCATCTATATCTACGCCATCTATAAAGAATGTCTTGTAGGTTTCTATAGCGTTTCTTACTTTCTGTTCTCCACTTAAATAAAACTCCTCTGAGCAATGGTAGATACCTATGTCTAGACTTGCTTTGTCTAATGCTATAAATGTAAACTGGTCATAGGTCTTATCAAAGAGTTGGCAGTATAGGTAGCATTGCATATCATAAGAATACTTTTGAGCAGAGTATTTAAAGGCTCGTATGTCGGTAGTAGTTTTTAAATCTACGATTCTATCCTTACCTAGTATATCTGCTTTACCTCTAAAAGGGAATCCCATTACCTCGCCTATTGCAGGTACTTCAAACTCACAGTTAGTGATGTAATTCTTAGCAGTCTCATTCTTATAAAAGGCATCAGCTAATCTCTCAGCATCTCTTTTCTCTTTCTTGGTAAATACCTTGCCGTGTTTCTCTTTGGCTAACTTGTAAGCCTTAGAGTTCTTAGATTCTACATCTACAAATACTTGTGAGTCAAATACCTCAGGTTCTAAGATAGCCGTGTGAAATAACCATCCGTCTCTTAGTGCTTGTGATTCAGGAGAACCATACTTAGTAACATAAGTGTATGTCTTTGGACTTCCTATTAGCATCTTAGCACTTGAACTACTGAGTGCAGCTTTACTTAAATAACCATAGTAGAACTCATCTGACATCATATTGTCCAGTAGTTCTTGTTTGTCCCATTCTTTTCCGTCTAACAGTCTAATCTTACTCATTACGCTATTGCTTTTAGTGATTTACTATACTTAGCTGCCATATAATCAAACTGCTCTCCTTCTGCTGAATAAGCCTTTAAATAATTTGTAGAAGTCATATGCTCTATTGCATCTATATCTAGTCCATTAAACTCGTGAAACATTCTTTTAAGAGTTCTAGTTATTTTGTTTCCATAAGGAGTAGTACCCATATCTAAGTTGCTCATCAAATCTACTGCATCGTAAACAGTCTTAGCACATTCTAAATTTACTTTGTATTCATTGTTCTTTAACTTAGTAAGAACTCCTGTATAACCCTTTCCATCCATAAGTAATTCTATACTTCTAGGTATAGCCATTTTACCTTTAGAATGTTTATGCCACTCATCAGCTAATTCTAATGCTATCTGACAGTCTATGTTTCCTTTAGTAGCTAAACTTCTACAAAAGTCTATAGCGTTCCACTTTTTGCTTTCTTGTAGTCTTGCTATGTATTTCTCAGATGCTGATGTAGAAATGATATAAGGCACTACTAGCTTGTTTCTTCTGAGTGCTACAAATCTGTGTTGACCTTCTATGATTTCATAGTTGTCATTTACTACTATAGGAACTTGAATACCTATCTCTAGAATAGATTGCTCTATCTTGTTTACATTGTTGTCGTTAATGTCTCTGTTACTTTCTACAAACTTAAATCTGTCATAGTTTCTAGTTTCGCCTAAATGCCATTTTGTTGCCATAATTTCTGTGTTTTAATTGTTTAATTTAATTATTAATTGTTTAAGTATTTCAGGGTTTGATATTACTCCTTGTGAGTTAGGGAAGTTATACATTACATACCACTTACCATTTCTTGTCTTATCACTATCACACGATAGTATGTCTCCTTTAGAATAGTTGTAATAGAAGTCATAGTCGTTTTTATAGAATCCTAGTTCTACTAGTAGTTTTTCTGTCATCATTTCTTTATTTTAATGTTGGCAATTACTATCATTATATTGCTTTAAACGCCTTTGTGTTGGTAATTACTATCACTAAATATATATTATCCTTCAAAAACTTCTTTTACATCCTCTATTGACCACCCCGCTGCTAAAGATAACGACCTTAAAAGTTCTACATACTCTGTAAAGTCTATATCTGAATGGTCTACTTCTACCGAGTATTTATACTCGTACTGCTCTATTGTTATTCTATAAGGTTGTTTCATAATTCTGTTTTTATATCTAATGTTGGGTATGCCTCTGAATATTTCTTTTCTTCAGATAAAAGTCTACCTCTA